CCGCCCGAACGGCGGCTCGTAACCCCTCCGACGAGACGCCCAGGGCCGCTCGCTCCCCGTGAGCTTGAGCGGCCCGCCTTACACCCTGTTCCGCAACGTGCGGGGCAGGGCTAGCAGCGAAGCAGACCGAAGCTCGCGACTTCACCCGACCCGGTGCGCCGGACACTCGGAAGCCATGAAGCCCGATGCGTAGGGAAGCGAGGCCGCACCCCACCTCTGCCTCTCACACAAAGGAACCGTCCAGTCTAGCCCTGTAACGGGGCCGACGACGGCAACGCTCCCATGTCGGATACCGACTTCTCCCGTCCGGGTCAATCGAACCTCAGTGGTTCGGACCGCGCCCTCTTCTACAAGAAGTTCTCCGGCGAGGTCCTCGCGACCTTCGTCCAGATGAACCGCGTGGCGCCGCTCGTGCGCCAGCGCAGCATCGCCAGCGGCAAGTCCGCGGGCTTCCAAGTCCTCGGTCGTGCGACCGCCTTCTTCCACTCCGCCGGGAAGGATATCTCCGACACGGCGAACAACCTCCTCTCGCAGATCGCGGGTGCGGAGCGCGTCATCAACATCGACTCGATGCTGATGAGCGCCGTCACCATCTACGACCTCGACGAGGCGATGAGCGAGTGGGAAGTGCGCGGCCCGTACGCCCGCGAGCTCGGTCGCGCCGTCGCGGTCATGAGCGACCGCCTCGCGATCCACACCCTCATCCTCGCGGCTCGCGCCTCGGCGACGATCTCCGGCCTCAACGGCGGATCGGTCGTGGTCGACGCGGCCATGAAGACGAGCGGCGTGGCCCTCATGAACGCCCTCTTCGCGGCGAAGGTCGACATGGACCACAAGGACGTCCCGGAAGACGGGCGCTTCGCGGTCATCAGCTGGGACCAGCACGCCAACCTGATCCGTGACCCGAGCGTGTCGATCGCGGCGACGAGCCCGACGATCACGCAGGCCACGGTCGGCTACCCGCTCCTGAACGGGGACCTCTCCAAGGCCAACGGCGACTTCGCCCAGGCGCGTCTCTACACCGCGGCGGGCTTCCTGCTCGTCCCGACGAACCACCTGCCCTCGACGAACATCACCTCCGGCGACGCCGACTTCGGCACCGGCTCGGGTGGCGCGTCCGAGCAGGGGAACGTCTACTACGGCGACTTCTCCAACACCGCGGGCGTGTGCTTCCAGTCGGAAGCGGCCGGCCGCCTCATGCTGCGCGACGCGCAGGTCGAGTCCAGCCGCGAGCACCGGCTCAAGGGCTGGCTGACCTCGATCGCGCTGGCCCAGGGCCTCGGCATCCTCCGCCCGGAGTGCGCCGTCGAGCTCGCCATCGCGTAGTCCTTCGCAGGGGCTCCGGCATCGGCCGGGGCCCCCGCCCCTTCCGTTCAACTTCTGCGCCCGTTCGTTCCGCCTGAACACCCGAGGATCCTGAACAGCCCATGAGCGCCCCCACCACGACCACGCGCCTGTCGGCGGTCAACGCGATCCTCCGGACCGTGAACGAAGCCCCCGTGTCGTCCCTCACGCCCCCGCTCCCGATCGACGCCTCGATGGCGGCCGACGTCCTCGACGAAGTCTCGCTGGAGGTCATGTCGCGCGCGTGGTCCTTCAACACGGAGTCCGACATCGAGCTCGTCCTCAACGGATCGAGCAAGTACGTGATCCCGGCGAACGTCGTGCGCCTCACCCTCGACCGTCCGAACCCGGCGCTGTGGGACCTCGTGTTCCGCGCGGACCCGGGCAACTCGGACGCCCTCACGCTATACAACCGGGCGAAGGGCCAGCACACCTTCGTCCTCCCCTCGGGCCTCAAGGCGACGATCGTCTACCTCGTCGACTTCGAGAAGACCCCGGAGACCTTCCGCCGGTACGTCCAACTCCGCGCGGCCCGCCTGTTCCGCGACCGCCTCCAGGGGCCGAGCGCGGCCGCCGAGGTCTCGCGCGAGGAGCACCAGGCCCTCGCCACGCTCCGGGAGTCCGAGAGCGACATCGAGCGGCGCACTATCTTCGACAGCTGGGGTGCGGCGCGCGTCCTGAACCGCGGATACCCGAACATCAAGAGGGTCTAGAGTGCCCCGCTTCACTCTCCCCGTCGCCTCCCTGATCCAGGGGGTGAGCCAGCAGGCCGACTCCCTCCGCCTCCCGGGCCAATGCGAGCTCATGGACAACGCGTGGGTCTCGCCGACCGACGGGCTCACGAAGCGCCACCCGATCGACCACCTCAAGAAGCTCGACGACGGCGACCTCGGCGACGCCCTGATCCACACGATCAACCGCTCGACGGACGAGCAGTACATCGTCGCGTTCCAGTCGGACGGCATCCGGGTCTTCGAGACCGACGGGACCGAGGTGGGCGTCTACGGCCCGCTGTCCGCCGGCGCCCCCTTCACGCCCGACTTCTCCTACCTGGACACGGGGTCGGAGAAGGCGAACAAGAAGCTCAAGGCGCTCACGCTCGTCGACTACACGATCCTCCTGAACCGGACCGTGGACGCCGCGATGTCGTCCGCCGTCACGGACCCGGACCCGAGCAACACGACCACGTACCTCTTCGTCCGCGGGGCCCAGTACAGCACCACGTACAAGGCGTCCCTCAAACTCACCACGGATTCGGCGGCGGTCGACTTCTCGATCACGACCTGGGACGGGAACACGCTCTCCGCCGGACTCCAGGAGAAGTGGGACCTGACGATCGCGGCCACGGGCAACACGGGCTCGACCTGGACCGTCACGATCCTCGGGAACACGGCGTCCTACACGGTCCAGGGGGGCGACACGACCGCACTCGTCGCGGCCGGGCTCACCACGGCCATCACGGCCCTCGCGAACGTCTCGGCCTCGCGGGTCGGGTCGGTCGTCACGATCACCGCCGACAACCAGGGGGTGCACTTCACCCCCGCGGTCGTCCAGGCCACGAACGGGACCTTCTCCGTCGAGGAGACCCAAGCCGGCGCCCCGAGCACCCAGCTGTCCTCCGTCGAGACCACGGCCATCGCGCAGGCCCTCGCCGACCAGATCGACGCCGACTCGCGGTACACGGCCACCGTGTCCGGGTCGGTCGTGAAGGTCGACGTCGTCAACGCGTCCGTCACCACGGACGTCTATACGTTCTCCGTGAAGCAGGTCGGCGTCGTCGGGGAGACCTGGACGCTGAACTTCGGCGCCCCGATCTCCGACTCCGCGTCCTACACGGTCCAGTCGGGCGACCACACGGCCGACGTCGCCGAGGGGATCCGCGCGGCCATCGCCGCCGGCGTCGCGGGCGTCACGGCCACGCGCGCGGGCTCGAAGCTCACGATCACGTACGGCACGCCCTCCGCCACCTACACGCTCACGGTCACGCCCCCGACGGGCGGCCAGTACCAGCTGGTCCACACGGCGATCGGCGGGACGAGCGTCCGGTCCTTCGACTCCGTGAAGGTGGACGACGGCCGGGGCGGCGCGTTCCTGATCGCCCTCTTCCGGTCGGTCGACGCGATCGACAAGCTCCCCCTGACCTGCACGGACGGGTTCAAGATCAAGATCGACGGCGGGACGAACCAGACCACGGACGACTACTACGTCCAGTTCGCGGCCGACGCGCTCGGCGCGTTCAGCAAGGGCCGGTGGATCGAGTCGTCCGGCTTCGGCGTCGCGACCGACCTCGACGCGGACACGATGCCCTGGGCCCTCACCCGGCAGCAGGACGACGGATCCGGCACGGTCACGGGCACGCCGAACGCGAAGTACTTCCAGTGGGCGCCGATCGACTGGGCCTCCAGGACCGTCGGTGACGACGAGATCACGAGCGCCCCGCACCCGAGTATCGCCGACGGCGACCCCATCGCCGACGTGTTCTTCTTCCGGAACCGGCTCGGCTTCATCAGCGGCCAGAAGGTCGTGATGTCCGAGGTGGGGGTCTTCTTCAACCTCTGGCGGACGACCGTCCAGGACGTCGTCGACAGCGACCCCATCGACATCAAGGTCCCGCACCACACGGCGATCTCCCTCTCCCACGCGGTCGCCTACAACCACACGCTCGTCCTCCTGTCGGACCACGTCAACTTCGTGCTCGACGGCCAGCCGCTCCTGACGCCGGCGTCCGTCCAGGTGTCCCCGATCCTGGAGTACATTTCCGACCGCGATGCCGATCCCGTGACGGTCGCGCAGGGGATCTACTTCCCCGCGGTCCGCGGCAGCTTCACCGGTGTCCGGCAGATGATCGCGGACCCGCAGGTCGTGAACCAGTTCCAGGTCGACGACGTGAGCATCGCGGTCCCGCAGTACGTGTCGGGCAAGGCGATCCAGTTCGCCACGACCGAGCTCGAAGGGATCCTCCTGACGCTCGCGGATGGGGACCAGTCGAAGCTCTACATGCTCAAGACGTTCATCGCGGGCGGCGCGCGCTACCAGGTCGCGTGGGGCCGCTGGGTCCTCGGCGACAACGCGCGCGTGCTCGGCATGGGCTTCATCGGGAACACGCTCTACCTCGTCGTGAACCGGCCGGACGGCACGCACCTCGAATCCTCGGAGCTCGTCTCCGGGCGGACCGACCCGGGGGCGCTCTACCTGACTCACCTCGACCGCCGGGTCGACACGCCCGACAGCGCCTACGACCCCGACACGGACCGCACGACCTGGACGCTCGACTACGAGCCCGACACGGACGAGACGTACGTCGCGGTCACGAAGAGCCCGAACGGGAACGACGGCGGCGACGTCATCGACCTCACGCTCGACGGCGGCTCCCTCGTCTCCGCGGCCGGCGACCACACCCTCGACGATGTCTGGATCGGCCAGACGTTCGAGTTCCGCTACCGGTTCTCGAAGGTCTACATCCACGCGGGCGACCCGAGCGTCGGCAAGCAGCACGTCCAGGCGAACGGCCGACTCCAGATCCAGCACGGCATCGTCCGCGTCCAGGACACGGCGGACTTCTCCGTCGAGCTCACGCCCTACCTCCGGTCGATGCTCACCGTCGAGTACACCAGCGCGAACGGACGCCACGTCGTCGCGGGCAACCTGCCCCTGATGACGGAGGAGATCCGGTTCGGCGTCTACGCGCGCGACGCGCAGATCGACCTCGTGAGCAACAGCCCGCTCCCGGCCAAGTTCGAGAGCGCGGACTTCGAGGTCAAGTACGACATCGTCGCCTTCCCCCCGTACAACAGGAGCTAGGATGACCGCAGACCTTCGCCACCCGGCCGACGACATCGAGGTTCGGGAGAGCAAGGGCGAGGACACCGTGTTCCTCGGCGAACGCCTTCGGGCAGAGGACCTCGCGGAGATCGTCGCGGCGACCGGTGAAAAGCCCGTCGAGGCGCTCGGCCGCGGATTCCTCGCCAGCAAGCCGTGCTGGACCGTGACGTGGAAGGGTGAGCCCTCCGCCATGTTCGGCGTCGTGCCGAGCGAGGACGTCGACTTCGCGCGCCTCGGCCGTGTCTGGTTCCTCGGGTCCGAGCGGGTCCGCGTGTGGGGCAAGTCCTTCTGCCGCTTCACGGCCCTCTGGCTCCAGGAAATGGGCAAGGACTTCGACGTGCTCGGCTGCGTCGTCGACGCCCGCCAGATCGCTCACCTGCGCTGGCTCAAGTCGGTCGGCTTCCGGGTCGTCCGCGTGCACAACCACTACGGCAAGCTGGGGCTCCCGTTCATCGAAATGGCCGTCCCGACCTGCGACATCAACCCGAACGGAGAGTAGAACCGCATGTGCCTCCCCCTCGCCGCCGCCGGAGCCGCTGCGCCGTACCTCCTGGGTGCGCAGACCGGGCTCTCCATCCTCGGCGCGAAGTCGCAGTACGACCGCGAGCTCGCGGTCGCCGCCGACGCCGCGGCGCAGGCCAACCGGTCCGCCGTGATCCAGTACACGCAACTCCAGACCCGGCAGATGCAGGAGGCGGCCCAGGCGGCCCAGGCCATCCGCACGAACGCGAACAAGGCCCGCATGGCCGAGGGGACCCTCCGGGTCTCGATCGGCGAGTCGGGCATCGGCGGGAACACCGCGGCCGAGCTCCACGCCGGGTTCGAGCGCAGCGCCTCGGAGTACGAGGGCGCCGTCATCCGGAACAAGGCCTTCCTCGACGCGAACTTCAAGGACCAGGCGACCGCGATCCAGGAGGGCGCGCGCGCCGAGGCCGCGCAGGCCTACGCGAAGGTCCAGCCGCCGAGCTACCTCGGCATCCTCTTGCAAGGGGTCGGGTCGTACCTGAACCTCTCGATGCAGAACAAGGAGCTCTCCCCGATCCACGCGAACGTCCCGGGGTCGAGCCCGGTCGCGGGGGCGGACCCGGGAGCGCCGATCGGGGACTTCACGACCAGCCGAACGGAGAACCAGTATGCCTAGGGTGCCCGTCAACTACGACCCCGGCGAGCCGTCGCTCCGCCCGGCCCAGTCGGTCCTGCCGATTCCGTACGCGCCCATGCTCCCGCGAGCGGCGGCGCTCCCATTCGAGCAGCTGGCCGGCCTGTCGGGCACGCTCGCGAAGATCAGCCTCCAGCAGAAGGAGCGCCAGAATGAGGCCGAACTGGAGATCGGCCGGAAGCTCGGGAACGACGCCGGCGACGACCTGATCGACCAGCTGGCCGCGGCCCACAAGAACATGGGGGAGGTCGAGTACCAGAAGCAGCTGAACCAGGCCGCCTTCCTGAACGCGGAGAAGAAGGGCGACATCACGCCCGCCCAGAACGAGTGGCGCACGGTCGGGTTCACCCAGTCCGCCGCGCGGCGCGTCATGTCGAAGTACGAGTCGGACCTGATCGCCGCCCAGCAGCAGGCGACGGCCGTGGTCGACAAGGACGGCAACCCGACCCCCGCGAAGCCCGTCGAGCAGGTGATCCAGGAGACGTGGGCGAAGTACAAGGACAACCCCTTCTTCCAGGACTACTACGGCGCCAAGGAGTCGAACGGCCTCAAGGTCGCGATCGACTCGCGGTACCGGCAGGATGCGGCGAACAAGCTCGCCGGGAACATGGCGAAGGAGTACCAGGACAACACGGCGAACGAGTTCAGCCGCTGGGCGACCACGCAGTTCCAGAAGGGCCAGACGGACGAGGAGACCCTCGCGAACTTCTCGAAGATCGCGAACGAGCACCGGCTCCAGGGCGTCGACGTCGCGAAGGCGGCGATGGACGGCTTCCGGATCGCGGCAGCCAACGCGGCCGCGGCGGACGACGGCTCCGGCCTGTCGCACGCGTCGACCCTCCTGCGGCTCGTCCAGAACGCGAAGGTCGGGAACCTCACCATCGGCGAGGACGCGCGCACGGGCCCGGAGATCAAGGACCTCATCCAGCACTACGACAACGAGGCCACCCGCTTGAAGCAGATCAAGCTGGCCGGCATGGAGGCCGAGGAGCAGCTGCACGCGCGTCAGGCCGCCTCGAACATGGATCAGGCCCTCTCGGCGGCGAAGGCCGCGCAGGGCGCCTTCGGGTTCCCGCCGGTCGCGCAGTCCGCCGAAATGGACCGGTACATCAACCAGTACGCGGCCGAGCAGAAGGGCGGCGAGCACACCCGCGCCGACGTCCAGTACCTCCGCCAGATCCAGCGGTCCGTGTTCGCCGGCGACAGCGACGCCAAGGTCGAAGAGATCCTCGGCTCCCTGAATCGCTCGAAGGACGCCGCGAAGGCGCAGGACCTCCTCGACGCCGAGCTCGCCCAGGGGACCATCAGCGCCGGCGACCGCTTGAAGGTCCAGGCAGAGATCAACAACTTCCACCGCGTCGAGCCGCTCCTCGACTCCCCGTCCGCCAAGGCGACGGCGTCCCGGCTCGCGTCGGCCGCGTCGACCCCCGGCCTGCCCACGGGCGCCGGCGAGTCGTGGCAGCGCGAGGCCGCCGACAAGATCAGCGAGTTCAACGTCGCCCAGGCCCAGGAGGCTCGCAAGGTCGCCGGTCTGCCCGAGGCCGAACGCTCGGACCACATGGACGCGTGGAACAAGGAGCACGGCGACGCGCTCACCAAGCAGCTGCGCGAGGGCGCGGACGGGATGCGCAACAAGTACGTCGACACGGTCAACACCATCGTCGGCTTCTCGAACAAGCTCCAGCAGATCCCCGAGGAGCTCCTCACCCTCGACAACGGGCTCGCGCCCGAGCAGATCGGCCAGTGGAAGGCGAAGAACCGGGAGAACGCGGACCGCCGCGCGAACCAGGTCGATCGCAACAATGCCGCGTTCAATCGCACGATCGAGCTCTTGAAGACGGCCGTGCTGTCGTCGGCGAAGGGACAGAACCTCGAAGTCGCCGACCAGGCCGGCCTCGCCATCGCCCTTGAGACGGACACGCGCCGCAGCCTGCTCGGCATCTACGACGCCGCCACCGCGGCCGCGACGGACCCCTCGAAGATCGAGGAGGA